CGGTAGATGTGGATGACTATCAGCACTCACGTTCCGGGGGGAGCACATGGGAAAGCACGAAAGGAGACCTCTCCCGCGGGGGGGGGTGTCGCCTCAGATGAGCTCTTTTGTTGAGTTCGCCTCCTGGCTACGCGCCGGGAATCTCAGTGAGGGCACCATCGCCCTACGCATCCACCACCTCAAGCGGTTCTGTCGGGATCACGACCTCGACACGGCGACGCCGGAGACCGTCATCAAGTGGCTAGAGAACCCCGGCTGGAAGCCAGCCACGAAACTGTCGGCCAGGGCAAGCCTCAGGTCGTATTACCGCTGGGCAATGGAGTCAGGGCGCCTGGACGCTGACCCGACCGCCAAGACCAGGACGATCAAGATGCCGCCCAGGGCCATCAAGGAGGCGCCACAGGATGCGCTTCTTACGGCCCTTGAGGGGGCGCATGAGCGGGACCGGCTGGCGATCATGCTGGCCGCCTATGCCGGTCTGAGGCGGGCGGAGATCGCCAACCTGCACGCCGACCAGATTGGTGACCGCATGTTGACGGTGACGGGGAAGGGCTCGAAGACGCGGCGGGTGCCGATTCACCCGATGCTGGTGGAGCCGTTGCGGAAGGTGCAGGAGCGGGGCGGTTATGCGTTCCCGAGCGTGGATGGCGGGCCGATCACGCCGGACGCGATGGGGCGACGTATTGCTCGGGCGTTGCCGGGGAAGTGGTCGGCTCACTCGCTGCGCCACTATTTCGCGGGCAACGTCTACCGGGCGTCGCACGATATTCGCTCGGTACAGCAGCTCCTCGGGCACGCCTCCATCGCCACCACGGAGATTTACACGCACGTCAACGACGATGACCTGCACGCCGCGGTAGGTGCTTGGGCGGTCTGAAACGCCAGAAAGCGGCCCCCCTTCCCCTTGTGAGGGTTGGGGGGCCGCTGGCGTGTGGGGGCTACTCGTCGTCGTCCTCGGTGTCTTCTGTGGTGTCGTCGTCGTCGTCGATGGTGCCGATGACGCCGTGGGAGCGCAGCTCGGCGATGCCCTCTGAGAAGGCTTTGACGACGTGGAGGGCCATGTCGTTAGCGACGTCGGGGGCGTAGCCGGAGACTTCGTCGGCGGAGAAGTTGACCTCCAATTGTCCGAAGCGCAAGCTCATCCACAGGCTGACTGGCTGGCTCATGAGTCCTCCCGGCAGGCGTCGAGGGTCAGGGTGTAGCCGACGAGGTCAACGAGGTTGTCGCGGGTGTGGCGGTTGATCTCGCGGGCGACTTTGACTTGGATCATCGCCAAGGCGACCTGCTCTGGTGTCACGGTGATACCAAAGATCGGGCTCCACAGGTCGGCGATGCGCTGGAAGTTGATGCGTGGGTGGGCGTAGTCGCGCTGGCGGGGCCCGTTGACGACGTGGATGGCGTCGGTGGCGATGGTGGGGTCGATGGGCTTCACGCAGGTCTCCTAGGCCGCTCGGGTCTGACCGTTTTTGAGCATCTTGTTCCAGGCTCCGCAGTCCTCGCACACGAGTTTTGGCCAGGCGGAGGCCTTGGCGTAGACGGTGCCGGCGGGGATGAGGTCGGGGCTGTCGCAGGAGTAGCAGTTGCTTAGTTCGCCGGTCCACAGGCCGAGGTGGGGGAGTTTGATCCAGGCGCGTATCCGCATGAAGAGGGCTTCGGTGATGCGCACGTCGGTGCGGTTGTAGTCGGCGAACAGAGCCCAGGCTTCGGGGTCGTTGGCAAGGACTCGGTTCCAGAGGGCTTGCCCGCCGGTTTCTAGTTTGGTGTCAAGGCCGAGGCGGTCGGTGACGTAGCCGAGTTTGTTGCTGGCGAATTTGAAGTTGCGTCGGGTGACTCGGTAGAGGTCAATGTTTTGGTAGGGGGAGGGTGGGCCGTAGTCGGCGCTGACCCATTCGCGGTTGAGGTGGGGCATGTCGAAGCTGGCGTGGTTGTAGCCGACGACAATGTCGGCCTCGTCAACTAGTTGCCACATTTCGGCGAGCATCTGCTGGCGGCCGTTGTGGAACTCGGAGAAGAACATGACGTCGGGTTCGTCGAGCCATTTGGCTGCGACGCAGAGGACGCGGCTGGGCTCGATGACTTGGGTGATGCCGATGTTCTGGTCGTACAGGCCCCAGGCGTAGACGACGTTGGGGCTGGTTTCGATGTCTAGGGTGAGGACTTTGGGGTCGTTGGGCTCAAGGGCCATGAGTTCGTCAAGAGATGCCACAGCGGCAAGCCCTCCGTCGGTGGCGCTGGATTGCGTCGGCGCGGACCTTGAAGCCGAGCTCTTGGAGGGCTTCGGCGATGAGGGTGCCGGCGGCGCTGGGGTTAGCCATGGCGGCGGTGAACTTTTCTAGCGTGGCTTTGTCCATTTGCTTCATGGTGAGGTGGACGGTGCAGGCGGGGCCGCGCTTGGGGACGTACTGGGGATCGGACAGGGTGTCGAGCAGGGACATGACTGCCTTTCCGTAGGTGCTACGGCTTTCGTCGGGTGCCGTCGGGCTGGATGCCGAGCTTGGCGATGATGCGCTGAACGTCGGTTAGGGTCGTCCCGGCCTTGAGCTCCCAGTGCATGGGGTCGCTCCACGCCGCCTCCCAGCCCTCGCGCTGCGGGGTGCGGGGGTCGTCGGCGTACTCAGCCCAGCCGCCCCAGTTGACGATCTCGTAGCGCCTGCGTATGCGCCACGCCTTGACGTTGCGCTTGGCGGTGCGCCACCACCCAGCCGACGACGTGCCGCGGGCGCCCTCGGCGCTGGCATTGAGGTCGACGGCAGTGCCGCTGGCGTGATTGCTCCAGGCGGTCGACGTGCGCGCGGGTCGGTAGTTGTAGGACCACTCGTCCCACGCGCCGGTGTCGAGGTGGGCGATGTCGCGGTGATAGTCCGCGGCAAGGGCGAGGAACAGGGGCAGCACCTCGCGCCTCATGGTGAGGCTGCGACTTGGACAGCCTGGGATCGGCTTCTTGTCTAGTCGCACGTCTCCCCATGACTCAATCACGGGCCAGCCATTAATAGAGACCGCCATTAGTTGTCCTCCTCGTCCTCGTCTGCCCACACGTCGAAGCGGTCGTCACGCCAGGAGCCGCGACCGAACTCGACGTCGGCGGGGTTGAGGTAGCGCATCGCGGTGGGGAGGGCGGAGACCAGGCCGGCGATGACCCAGGTTTGCCAGGCGCCGAGGTCGATGGTGCCCTTGGTTGACCAGTCGGCGACGGCTGCGGACAGGATGACGGCGCCGAAGACGCGCAGCCAGGAGGCTAGGGGGCTGGTGGCGAACCATTCACGGAATGTCATTTCGTGTCCTTCTCTAGGTGCCAGGTGATGTGGTCGTCGAGCCGCTCGCGCAGGTCTCGGACGTCGGTGTGCAGAACTTGGGTGCGTTCCTCGATGCGGTCGACGGCGTCGCGGAGGCTGGTGCCGCCGTTGCGGCGCAGCTGGGAGGAGATGTCGTCGAGGCGCTTATTCAGTGCGCCCGTCAGGAGGCGGTAGAGGGCGACGAGGCCGCCTGCTATTGCGGTAACGGCGACTACGATCGTCGCGGCCCACAGCAGGAAGTCGTCGATCTGCGGCGTGTCCACTCTCTATCTCCTGGGTAACTGGAAGGGGTGCCCCGTCGCAGCACGGGTGTTTGGCCTTGCACGCTGGGCAGAGCCAGCGGGTCTGTGTGGGCTCGAACTCGTGGTCGCAGTAGTCGCAGGTCATGGGCGCCCCCGTTCTCAACGCAGCGGTTAACGTCGTGTCCGATTCGGGCGGTCTAGAAATTGGTCGGAAATTGTGTGCCGATGGCCTTGCATGGTGTACCTACACCGGGGTACGTTGTACCTACACCCGCCAGACAGGCGGCACAGACAGGGGGACCAAATGAGCATGAGCAAGGAATTTCTCGCGCAGATTCAGCCCGCCATTGACTGCCCATACAGCATCAAGACCGACGCAATCCAGCAGAACCTTGACGGCAGCGTGTCCACTCGCACCTTGCTCCACATTGGCAAGCGTGACGGCAAGACGCCGCGCCTCCTCGTCGCCGTCATTTATGACGCTGGCGACGGTGGCGCGCCGCGTTTTGACTTCAACCCCGATGAGCCTGAGCGCGTAGCCGCTTGGCGCGAGTGGCTTGCTGCGGCTTACCCAAATGAGACCCGTGGCTGGGCGCAGGAGTGCGCTCTGAATTGGCTCATCAACGATGAGGCTGACTGGGACGCCATGATTTCGGCGGCGTTGCCCAATGCCTAACGCGCCTAAGACCCCTAGCCGTAACGTGCGCGTGCCAGATGACCTCTGGCACGCTGCCATGTCCAAGGCACTAGACCGTGGTGAGTCCCTGTCGGACGTCATACGGCGTGCCCTTGAGAAGTACGTCAAGGGCTAGAGCTGCCTGCTGGGGCACCACGCCATTCCCTAGCGCCTTGAGTTGGTCATTGCGGCTGATACCGATAGCGGGGTCTGTAACGTGCCCATCAGGTAGGCCCATCATCCATTCCACGAATCGTGGGGCTAGGCGGGGTGCGCCAGTCCGTCCAGGCTCAGTAGGTGAGGGTGCGGGTCGTCCGATGACGCGCTCCCATCGGGAGATAGCGGGGCCGTAGTCGCCCCAGGCTGTCCAAGTAGGGACGCCACCTCCCGAAGCGTCTGATTCGGGCTGTCCCAATTGAAGTCGCCGCGCACGCCGACCTTGTCTTGCGTCGTCGGAGTGGGTAGCAACGTCACCGCTGTCCGCAGATCGAGCCCTCCATCTCCGTGACGGCCCGCCCCATTCGTGTCCGAGGTGCGCGGGGTAGGCAACGATGAACAGTCGCGCCCGCTGGTGGGGAGCTCCGGCGTCGGCAGCTCGAATAACTCCCCATCGTGCAGACCACCCCACGCGGGCAAGGTCAGCGAGGACAACGTCAAAGCCCAAAGAGAGGTGGCCTCTGACGTTTTCCAGCACGACAAGTTGGGGTGCCAGGACGCAAATGGCTCGGAGGACTTCGGGCCATAGGTGTCGTTCATCGGTAGCGCCTTTCCGCAGGCCAGCGTGACTGAATGGCTGGCAGGGGTAGCCGCCCGTGAGTACGTCCACGGGCTCCACCTTGAACCAGTCCACGGCGGTCACGTCGCCGAGATTGGGTAGGTCGGGGTGGTGGTGAGCAAGGATGCGGGATGGCGCCTGGTCGTACTCGACGTGCCACGCGACAGCGCCGCCCAGCACCGAGCTGACGGCCATGTCTAGGCCGCCGTAGCCGCTGAATAGCGAGCCGATTCGCACAGGTGATACCTCCCCGACTGCGAGGATGACACAGGCGGCTGACATTGCGGCGTGTCGCGGGGTTGTCGTCAATTGGCAAGTTATTGCCGCCACGAGTCGGGCGGCGCGTCGGGACAGGGCCACGGCTTCTGGCAGGCGAGGCAGTAAACCCAGCGGTCGGGCGGTAGCTCTAGGACGAGGCTAGGCCGATGCGTCGAGGGTGAGCTGCTCATCCTCGGGCTCCTGCGCGGCGATCCGGTCTAGGCGGGCTTGGATCAGCGGGAGGTAGTCGGCTTCCCGCTCAATGGCAACCACGCGGAAGCCTTCCAGCAATGCGGCCTCAACGGTGGTGCCGCTGCCCGCGAAGGGCTCAAGGATTACCCCGTCGGGTGGGGTGACGAGGCGGCAGAGCCAGCGCATGAGGGTGAGGGGCTTGACGGTTGGGTGGGCGGTGCCGTCGACCTTGGGGCGTTCACGGGCGGGGGCTTTGGCGACGTAGAAGAAGCGGGACGCGCCACCCCGGTCGGCGTACTCAATGGACGCGCCGGTGCCCATGCCTGTAGCACCGATCCGCTTTGACTTGCTGGCCCGTGTCGCGGGGTTCTGTGAGTGCAGCACCCCGCTTTGCCTGTCGAGCTCGGCGGCCTGGTCCTCGTCCAGCACCACGTTCGCAGGCCACCGGCCCGCGGGCGATCCGCCAAACTTTTGACCTATTGACCCCCAACCGGGCTGCTCAGGGTGCCCCTCGTGGCCGCTCCATTTCTCCACCCATGCAGCGCTCTTGGCGTCGTGCTGAATCCGGCAGGCGTCAATGTTGAGCGCCCCGGTGCCGTGCTCTAGGACGTTCGCCGCCACCGTCCCTACAAGGGGCTTGCGGGCGACGACGATGGGCTCGTGGGCGGGCTTGAGTGCCGTCCCCCAACCCGACCATTCACGGGCCGCGTCCGTAGCGGGCGCGGTTATCTGTGCCTCGCGCTCTGGGTCGCCGTCCCCGCCGAATCCACCAAAGCGGAGATCGCCCGTCCCCTTACTGGGAGCTAGGGAATAGCCTGGGAGTCCGATCTTGCTGCCCACGACCTCCCGCTCAGCTCCCGCGGCCTTGTCTATCGCCTTGGACACGTCCAGCGACTTAGGGAACCCCGACCCGTACATCCAGGCGATGCTGTCGCGGACCTCGAAGCCGGCGTCCTCGATGGCGCAGGCGAGGCGGTGCCATGTGCGGGTGCCACCGAAGGCGAGGAGGTGCCCACCGGGCTTGAGGACTCGCAGGCACTCGGCGGCCCATTCGGTTGCCCATGCCTGAAAGGCGCGGTTGCCGGTGGCGCTCAGGTCGTAGGAGCCCGCGTGCATGGAGGCCGAGCGTTCTCGGGTTTTGGTGTGGTCCACGCCGCTCACGGCGGCCTGAGCTATTGCAGCTCCATCCCAGGCCTTGCCCATGAAGTTAATTCCGTAGGGCGGGTCCGTGACGACGGCATCCACCGAGGCGTCAGGCAAAGCCCGCAGGACCTCTAGGCAGTCGCCGTGATAAATCGTGGCGCGGGCGTCCTGATGCCAGGCGTCCATAAGTCTCCCCAAATGGAAACGCCCCCGACGATGTCGAGGGCGTGCGGCAGGTTCTATTCGGTTATGGGCGTACTACTCCACGGCCAAGGGTGGCACGCGGGGCTGACATCTCAATGCCGCAAGTCAAGCTCGGCCTATGAGAAGCGGCCGTGAATTCTTACGTTAGGGACTAGGCCACCTGGACTGTGTTGAGCAGCGGGGCGTCCCCAGCGATACGCGCCTCGGCTATCGCGGCGTAATCGGGGTTGAGCTCGACGCCGATAAAGTCTCGCCCGTGGCGTAGCGCCACGACGCCGACCGTGCCGCTGCCCGCAAATGGGTCCAAGACGAGGTCGCCTGGGCTTGAGCCTGCCAAAATGCAGGGATGTACGAGTCCTTCCGGCATGACCGCAAAGTGAGCGCCGCGGAATGGCTTGCTTGAAATCGTCCACACGCTGCGGCGGTTGCGGCCCTTGACTGCGCCGTCTGCATTCCAGCCGTTCTCTTGCAGCTTGGTATTTGGGCCACCTTGACCGCGGACGCCGCGTCCCGTGTCAGGGTCGTTGTGGTAGCTCGATGTGTAAGCGCCTGGGTTGCCCATACGTCGATCGGCAAAGGGCTCAAGTACCGCCTCACGGTCGTAGTGGTAGCGGTGCGACTTGGCGAAAAGGAAAACGTACTCGTGGGCTTTTGTGCAACGGTCGCGGACAGGCTCGGGCATGGGGTTGGGTTTCTGCCAAATGATGTCCTGACGCAAGAGCCAGCCATCGGACTGCAAGGCAAAGGCGACCCGCCAGGGAATGCCTATAAGCTGCTTGCCGGTCCCGTAGGAGTCGCCGAGGTTGAGCCAGAGGGTGCCGTCGTCGGCTAGGACGCGGCGCACCTCGCGGAACACGTCCACGAGCTGCGCGACGTACTCCTCGGACGTCTGCTCTAGGCCGATCTGGTCGCCCTGCCCGTAGTCCCGAAGTCCCCAGTAGGGGGGCGACGTGACACAGGTCTGGACGCTGCCATCGGGCAGCTCGGCTAGTCTCGTCCTAACGTCCCCGATGAGGACGCGGGCTGTCGGCATAAGTCTCCCCAATGGAAAAGCCCCCGACGATGTGGAGGGCCGCGCAAGTTTCCTATTCAGTTATGAGGGCTGTCGTTAACCCCTAGATTGCGGACCAGATTTCACGCTCAGAGTTAGGGCTGTTCAACTCCACCCGGTCCACGGCTGTGGCCCCGATCATCTGGGCGTACTCAATGGCCTCGGCCTTGCGGGTGAATACGGCTGACTCGTAGGCGTCGCCCTTACTGGCGACTAGGTAGGCGTAGGACATGCGCTCATTCTCCCAGCCGTAGGTGTCATTTAGGGCAAGCCGACGCGCCTAAACGCCAAGCAGGGCAGACGCCTCATCGGCGGTCAGCCCGAGGGCTTCCAGCTTGGCGACAGCCGACGCCTTGGCGGCAGCCTTAGCCTCCTCGGCAGCGACCCGCTCGGCCTCCGCGACAGCGGCGGCAGCGGCGTCAGCCTCACGCTGCGCGATCTCCTCGGCGGTGAGGGGGCGCTCCTCGACCTGTCCAGTCTCGCAATTCACGATGACGGCGATGGGGGTGGTGTCAGACATGGTGGCTCCTTATGCCTTAGTGATGCCGTAGAGGAAGAAAGACGAGCCGCTAACGAAATTAGCTCCGGTATCGGGCAGGACCGTCACCCGATCAATGGCGGTGGTCTGCGACCACAGGCCCGCGATAGCCCCGATGTAGGCGGTCGTCGCGTTAGTCTCGCTCGCTCCCGTTGCAGACACGGACTTATTGGTCGATCCGGCATAGTTGGGGATGTAGACCTCAAAATTGCTAAACGTGCTGGACGTGTAGCCGGATGGCACGACGAGAGGGAACAGGCTTAGCCATGTCTGTGATGATGCGGAGGCACTAGCGGCAGAGGCACCATTGGCGGTGAGGCGTCGATAGGAGTAGTTGCTGCCGCTGTCATTGTTTAGGCGTAGGTAACAGTCGAGGTAGACCACGTCCTGTCGGGCCGAGGCCAGGAGCAGGAGATCGGTGTAGGTCGATGGGATTGACTGGAAATCCACGCTGCTTGCAGATGCTCCCAGCACGCTCTTAGCGATCAGCTTGCAGGTCGTCGGCATCAGCGGCACCCCGTTCGCAATTCATGGGTTAGTGACATCAGGCCGCCTTGATTCCGTAGAGACTGAACGTGGCCCCGCTCACGATGTTGCCGCCGCCGCGCTTGACCTTGATTGAGGTGATGGCGTTAGTGGACCGCCACAGGCCAACCTGTCTATTTATGTCTTGCCTGTTGACTGACGATGCCTGCGTGAGCCATGTCTTGAACACGTTAGTATTTGCGTAGGACTGAATCTGCACGATAAAGATGTATTCGCCAGCCCATGTGCCAGCCGAGTTTAGGTAGGCCGCAGAATAACGAACCGAGGAAACGGTGCTACCCGTAGCACGAAGAACTGTAGTGGAATAGTTGGATGCTGTATCACCGTTAAACTCAAGGATTCCATCGGCGGCTGTAGTTCCGCTACCCCAAACAACCAGCACTAGATCGGTGTAGGTGCCAGGGATGGAGGAGAAAGTCACATCGGCGGTGTCGCTGCCCAGCGTCTGCGACGCGATGGGCTCATACGTCCTAGGCATCATCGCCCCCCGTCTGTAATTGTGTCGTTAGCGTCATGGGGCCTTCACCCCGTACAGGGCAAGCGTGCTGTGCTGCACAAAGTTTGTTCCGAATCGGGGAAAGAACTTCACGCTAGTAACAGCATCAGTCACGGTCCACAGGCCGCTAGACAGCACCACTTGCCCCGATCCGTTGCTGTCGTAGCCGCCCAAAGTGCGCGTAGTAGTAGCCTTTGAGGACAACGAGTAATCAAGGATGTCCATTACAAACCCGCCAAATACGCTGGCTGTTGCAGTAGCGCCAGCGATCGTCCTGTCCAACTCCATTTGCGCCTGCGATGAACCTGCCTCCGCGTTGGAGGCAGAACCATCGCCGCGTAGGGCGTGATAGGCGTAGTTTGATGATGTGCTCGCGTTTAACTGATAGCGCACATTCTCGTTACCACTTGCCCGATCACTTCTGACAATGCCTCGAATCTGCAAATGCTGATACGTCCCAGGGATGCTGGTGAACTCAATATTGGCTGCCCCACCGCTGCCCACAGTCACCGTGGCAATCGACTCAAAATCACCACCACCGGCATAAATGAACGGATTGATAAAGAACATCAGGCACGCCGCCCAATCAGGTACACCTTGGCGCCCTTAGCGCCCGTGCCTGCTACGTCGATGTCGATGGTGATCTCAGCATCGTCAGCCAGACCCGTGTCACTAATCACCGCAGCCGTGGCAGCCGTCGTCGAGGTCTTCTCATTCGCGTCGATGCTCAGTTTCGTAGACAGGATCGTCGTCCCGCCCTCATTTATGTCGAACGTAGGCAGACCCGAGGTCGAGGCCGTAGTCAGGGACGCCCGTACCGCCGTCAGCGTCATCGCGAACGGCATCCGGAACGTGACCTTAGCCGTGCCCGTGGTCAGGGCGGTTTCCTCGTCCGACACCGCGATCCCGATGACCTCGGCAGGACCCTGCCAGATCAGGCCCGTGGACTCGCCAGAGGCCGCGACTAGTACCTGCCCGTTGGATCCGACCGCGAGGCGTGCGGGGGTGTTGTCGGCGGTCGCGGTGACGAGGTCGCCCTTGGCGTCAACTAGGGCATTCCCGACCGCCCCGATATCGGCGGCCGTAGGCAAGGCGTGAACGTGATCCTGGCGCGCAGCCCTGTTGACCGTGCCGGCGGTCGTGGTGCCGAGCGCCGCCGCGACCGTGCCGTAGGTAACCGCCAGGGTGGTGCCCGCGGTCTCTAGGCCCGTGCCGACGTTCAGCCCAAACTCAGAGCCGACGTAGCGCAGCGGGGCAGCTGCGGTGAGGTCGCCGATGGCGCCCTGGGGTCCCGTGACGAGGATGAAGTCGAGGACGGCCGCACCGGAGGTGCCGGAGTTGGTGACGGTGCCAGGACCCGGGTAGGCGACGGTGCCGATGGTGCCGATGGTGATGGTGGCTGCGGTGCCGGTGGCGCCCTGCGGCCCGGTCGGGCCATCTCTGAGGACGAAGTCGAAGGTGCCAGCCGAGCTCGATCCGACGTTCGTCACCGACGCGGTGCCCGAGTTTGTGACGGAGCTGACCGCACCGACCGCGAGGGTGGCTGTCGGACCCTGTGGGCCGGTCGGCCCTGTCGGCCCGTCGCGCAGCACGAAGTCGAAGGTGCCGGCAGTTGAGGAGCCCACATTGGTCACCGAGGCGGTGCCGCTGTTGGTGACGCTAGTGGTCGTGCCGATGGCGAAGGTGCCGGTGTTGCCCTGCGGCCCGGTGGACCCGGTGGCGCCGGTCGCTCCTGTCGGCCCGGTGTTGCCGGGGATGAGGGAGAAGTTGAGGACCGCCGCGGAGCTGCTGCCCGAGTTGGTGACCGTGGGGGTGCCGCCTGCGGTGCCGGCCGTGACCGTGCCGACCGTGACCGTGGCGGCCAGGCCTTCGGGGCCACGCAGGCTGGCGTACTCCGGGCCGAGCTCGGCGGCCGGCGCCAGGTCCGCGAGATAGACGGTGCCGCCTGACCCGGCCGTGCCCGGCAGGAGCAGCGCATAGGACTGGCTGACGCCGTCAACAACTTCGCTGACCGTGTAGTACCAGTTGGCGGGCTGGAGGTCGCCGTCGTCGGTGACCGGCAGGGTGACAGAGAAGTTGCCCGCCGTGCCCAAAGTCTTGGTGACGCCCGAGTTGGGGAGGGCCACGTTGGCGCCCGAGTTGGTCAACCACCGGGACGGGGTGAACGTGATCGTGCCCGTCGAGGGGTTGCCCTCGGGGGTGAGGAAGGTGCCGAGGACGACGAGCGTCGACACGTTACCGGGCAAAGGCATTAGGCCTCCAAGGCTTCGATGCGGGCGCGCAAGTCTTCGATGGTGGCGGCCTGGTCCTGCACGACCGCAAGCAGCGCAGCAAGGATGGGGCGATCCTCAACGGCGGATGGCAGGCCTTCGTCATCCCAGTTAGCTGCCCAAGGGAACTTGATGGCGACGTCTTCGGCGATAAAGCCCAGGTAGTGGGCATCACCGTCCGCTGGAGAAAGGCTGCGAAACTCGGTAGGTGTCAGGGTGAGAACGTCGTAAGGATCGACACTGGCCGACTGCTGCGACAGTTTCTCAACAGGTACTCCAGCCAGGTTGTCGTTCAGTGGTGCAAGGTTGTCCTTCACTCGCATCGTTGACGTTGACTTGAGTAGCTGCGCATCGGCTCCGACTCGGACATTTGCAGCACTTGTTGTCGTGTTGCCGTCGATGCCGTATGAGTAAACAGCGCCGCCGGAGGAGACCCTGACTCCCGCGTTGCCGCTGATCAGGCCCAGCGTGGTTTGCCCGTCCACGTTCAGGGTGCTATCGCAGTCCAAGGCGGCTAGGCACGCGATCTTGTTGCCATTGAGGTTCAAGTCGAAGCCAGTTGCGGCAGCAACAGACAGGCCGCCCGAGAAGGTCGTTGTGATGGCACCGGCCAGGCCCACTGACGTGTAGAGCTCAACTGATGACAGGACACCGAATGCGTTGCCGGTTTGGACGCGAGCGCCGCTAGCGGCCGTCCGTAGGGAAGCGCCAGTGATCAGGCTGCCGTCAACGGTTCCGCCGGTGATGTAGCCGCCCGCGACGGTGCCGCCGGTGATGTAGCCGCCAGACACGGTGCCACCGGACAGGTAAGCAGCGTTGATGCTCCAGCCGGTGATGGTGCCGGCGACGATGCTGTTGGCCGTGATGGCGTTGGCGGCAATGTCGGGGGCCGTGATCAGGCCGGGCGTGCCGCTCGCAGCCGCGCCCGCGGTGGTGTAGTTGCCTGCCGGGTCGGCTCCCCGCAGCCGGAAGTGGTAGGTGACGCCGCTAGTCAGGCCCGTGACTGCCAGCCCGCCAGGGCGCACGAGGCGGCCCTTGAGGGTGCTGGCATCTGGCGTGAACCCGGTGCCCGCCGTCGACATGTGAACCTCGACGTAGGACGTATCGGAGGGCCACAGGTCGCCGGCTGAGTTGAGGCCGTTCCAGACGACGTTGATGCCCTGCACTGAGCCGATGAGGGTGGGTGCCGAGGGGGCGATGAAGAGACCGGGGGCGGGTGCGACGGGTGCCGGCTCGGTGCCGCCACCAGCGCCAGGCGGCGAGGACGGGGGCACGATGGCCGTGGCATCCCCCGAGGAGGAGATGCCGGCGCCGAGGATCGAGGTGGTGCGGGCGAGGCGCTGCTCCCATAGTTGCGGGGCGCGCCGCATCTGACCGTCAGGCACTTGTGATCACCTCAAGCTCGGGCTGGAAGGACACGCCGCCGCCCTCCTCCTTGAGACCGATGGACAGGATGCGGGCTTTGTTGGGCAGGCCCGTGCCCGACGGGTTAGGGATAGCGACGACGTCGCCGACCGCGAAGTCGACATACGGGACTGCGCCGGTGGTGACAACGACCTCGACGCCTTGGGCGAGAACCTGGGTTTTGCCGGTGCGGGCGAGGACGCGGTTGGCCTGGCGCTTGGCCGCATCCTCGGAGGCGGTGTTGCCGTACTCCAAGAAGGTCTCGCGCCAGCCGTTGGCGTCCCGAAGCGTGTTGTCGGCGGTGCGCAGCCAGCCGTTTTTGGTGCGCACCAGGGCGACGGTCTTGAGGGGCCGCTCGACGCTGGTCGAGAACCGGGCGAGGTTCTGCCCGGTGTCCAGCAGCACGGTGGCGGAGCGGTCGGTGCCGCGGGACTCTGCGGCCTCGAGCTCAAGGGTGGACGGGTCCAGCCAGAAGTCGTGGCCTAGGTCGACCATGTCGTCAAGGACCGTAAGCAGGGTGGCGCCGACCTTGAGGGTGAGGTCGGCCTCGGTAGTCCACGAGCCGCTGGTCGGAGTGGAGTTGGTGAAGCCGTAGGTAAGGAGGTTCATGCGGTACACGCCGCGGGTCGCGGCCTCCTCGGCCAAGGTCTTGAGGATCATGGCCGGCCGCCAGTAGGGCTCGGTGGAGGACACCTGCCAGGAGGTGTTGGTGCGCACGACGACCGTGTCGGTTTCCTTGCCGTCGGAGTTGACCTCGATGCCGGTGAGAATGAAGCCGGCCGTGTTGTCGACCTTGAGCTGCAGGTCGATCTTGCCGTTGGTGGTGACGTTGACGATGGTGCCGTCGGAGTTGCTCGTGGCGAGTTTGAAGTCGTCGTCGGTCTTAGCGCGCACAAAATAGGTGGTGCCTACGTTGAGCCCGGTGGCGCCTGACTTGTCGGTGACGGTGACCTGGGTGCCGTTGGCGAGGCCGTGACCGGAGCAGGAGACCTTGTCGTCGCTTGCGGTGACGGCGAGGTCGTAGCGCTGCCAAGGCTTGTCGTTCTTGACCCTGGCGGCGAGGGTGTGGCTGCCGATGCCCAGCCGGATCGTGAACCGCGCCATCTGAGTAAACGAGGCGGCCTCTTGATCAAAGTCGCTGGAGGACATGATCTGCTGGCCGTCCAGGAACACGTCCATGCTGTTGTCGCAGCTGGCGAAGAACTTGACGCGGGTGGCGTCGGTGAGGGTGAAGTCGCGGTAGAACCAGTTGACGGTGCCGCGCTGCACGACGGTCTCAGGGTTGGTCCGCCAGATCCACTGCGCCGAGGGGTCTTTCCAGCGCACCGGGAGGTTCTTGCGGGAGGTGGTGTCGTTCTTCCACTGCACCCCGAGGGCGGCCTGGTAGTTGCCGGAGGACCGCCAAGACCCTGGCCCGGATGCCCAGTTGAAGGGCCGGTCGGGGGCGAGGAAGTCAGCCAGCCCGCCCTGCGGGTAGAGGACCGCGTCCTCAAGCCAGGCCAGCAGCCCGCGCCCCGAAGCCGTGAGCGTCTGCTGCCCGCTGGCGTTGGCCAGATCCCGGTCACGGGTCTCAACAAACCAAGCGAACCTGACCGAGTCCCGGTAGATGACGCGCACGACGGCGTCCTTCACCAGCAGCGCAGCGTCAGCCGAGAATAGGGGAACCGTGACGGTGCCGTAGCCTGGTGAGTTGAACTCATCCACAAACTCGCTGGTTAGTGACTGCGACAAAGTCCCCTGATAGGTCTGGTTGAGGGGGTCGTAGACGTCGAGGCGCAGATGGGTCACAGCCACGCCGCCCGGTAGCTCATGGTCACGCTGCCGCCGCCCGTCACCACGAGAGTGTTATTGCCAGGCTTTAGCGTGAGCCGGGCCAGGCCGGGGTAGGCCGAGTTGGTGACCCGCTGCGACCCGGCGCCAATGGAGTAGGTGAGGCTGATGTCCTGGGTGGGGGCGTCGCCGTTGACATTGACCACGGTGGTGCCGGCCAATGCGGTGCCGGGGGTGTAGGCCGACTCGTACCAAAAGCCGTCCATGAGCTGCACGTCAAAGGCAACTCGGGCGACCCGGTTGGACAGCGCCTCGGACTGCTCGAGGCCGCCGAGATAGCGGGCCGTCGCCGTATGGGTCGGGGTGCCGGCCGTGTCAATCGTGCGCGACAGCGTGAACGTGTCGCCGCCGTTGAGCACCAGGGATCCGAGGCTCTTAAGGTTGGTCTGCATGGCGGCCCGAGTTGAGCCGGCCACAATGCCGCCGAACGTGACCACACGCGGACCCCACCACGGGGTCGCGGCGATAGCGCCCGTGCGGCCGGGCACCGAGTAGTCGTCCTGGCGCAGCGGCGGGATGCCGATGTTGCCGTCAATGACCTGCAAGTGAGTGAGGAATGTGGTGACGTCGGTCGCGCCGATCTTGTACGTCTCAGCCATTCACGCCTGCCAGGAAGGCCGCGCGACGCAGCGCACGGGGAAGGGATGTCTCGGCACGCTCACCGGGAGCAGCGGTGACGTTGATGCTGCCAATGGAAAAGCCACTGGCTCGGCCGCTGCCCGTCGGGGACATGCCTGCGAGGGGGTTGATGCCGCGGTTGAGCTGCGAGAACAGTCCCGCGCCGAACTTGTCTACTGCCGACTTTCGCACGACGAACTCGCCAGGGGTGAGCATGGCCGGCACCGTGTCCGACCCGCGCGGCACCCCAAAACCTCGGCCAGCAATACGGCCGCCGTCAGCCTCAAAGAACGCCTGCTTATTGGAACTAGTAAAGCGATACTCCGTGGTCACCGTTATGTTCTTTGACTTGAGTGAGTCCAACTTGATCTGCAAGTTGGTGACGTCCACACCGGCCTCGCTCAGATCGTCGATGAGAGCCTGGAAAGGCTCAAGCAGGAGTGCCCGTGTGGCAGGGTCCATCTTGGCGTTCTTGAACGCACCCTCAAGGCTGCTAAGTCCTTGGCTGGCGATGGCCGCCTGACTCGCCACACCATCGACGCTTTCGGCATAAGACGCCGTGCGCTCGATTAGTCCCTTCAAAGTGTCAAAGTTTTCCTGGCCCTTTTCGCCGAAGATGTTGACCGGCGTGTTGGTCCTTTTGAAGGCGCCGCCGACCTCGTCAATGGCTTGCCGAAAGGCGACGACTTGGTCTGTCTTGGCAATGGCTGCCGCAAACAGGTCGAACTTCTCGGCGGCGTCCTCGGCATCCTCTCCAGATTCAGTAACCGAGTTGCCGAATTCATCGACATAAGTGACGCTCGTGCTAGCGGCCTGCCCGACGCGGACGACGGCATCTCGGTAGTCGGCATGTGAAACCACAATCCGGGCATTGACATCGTCTTGGTCTTCCGTCGCCGACCTAAAGAGACCCAGCGCGCCTGCGGCAGTCTTCAAGAGCCCTGGGATGCCGATGAAGTATTCAAGGAAATTCTTGGCGCCCTCACTGCGAGGGATGTTAAGATCCTCCGCCGTTTGCGTCAGTCCGGATGACAACTCACCAAGTGACTTGATGGCGCCGCCAATTTGCTCGCCAAGCGCCTCAAGCGCCGGCTGCAAGTCCCTGATTGAATCAACCAAATCGTCAGTGCCGCTTGAACTATCGCCAAGCCCGGAGAGAAAGCCCGCGCCAAATGACTCTTGCAGTTCGTCAAATGCGACGCTGACGCGCTGGATTTGTCCTTGAAACGTATCGGCAGCCTGGGCAGCCTGTCCAGCAAACAGGCGTGACAGTTCGCCCGTGATTACTTGCATGTTGCCAGTTTTGAGAATTGCTGAATCAACGCCAAGCCCGAGTCGCCCCAGCGCGTTAGCGTTGCCGTCATAGGCCTTGCCCAAAGAGTTCGCGACAAGTTCAAGTGATTTGCCGCGACCTGCGCTTATGTCAAGAGCAATTGATAGTGCCCGTTGGGCTTCGTCTACATTTCCAGTGGAGCGCACCAAGCGCTCAAAAGCGGGGCGCATTTCGTCGTCAACCACACCTGTTGCCATTTGCAACTCAGTGATGAAGTTTTCAACGTCGGCAGTACGGTGCGCTTCACCCAAATTGGTCAACGTTTGGGCTAGTTTGCGTGCAGCTGCTTCGTCGGCAATCGCTGCCTTGACGCCATCAATTGCGAGCTTGGTGGCAAACGCAGCAGCCGCTGCGCCAGCCATTGCCAAAGCCGGGCCAAGGTTTTGCCGCAGAGTGGCGCCAAGCTTCTGCATGGGAGTGGCGGTTTTGGCCGCCTCACCCTTCAAGCGGTCAAGGTCCCGCTGGGCGCGCTTGAGGTCGCGGTCGTTGTAGTCGGTGCCGACAACAATCTGGATGCCCTTGCCTGACCCACTTACTGCCATGAGGGCAACCTCCTATTAACTGCATCGACGGCCCGGTCGCACGCGGCCTGGATGCGCTTGATGGCCTCGGGATACTGCGTGACGATGGCCTTGCCTGCCAGGCGTCCAGATCTGGGGCGCCCGCCTGAGGTGTAGAGACGCCCGTAGCGGCTCAAGTTGCGAATGAACTGGCCCCCGTCAGGGTGGGTTGAGATGCCGCCGAGGCCGTTCTTGCCGGCCGACTCGTAGATGGCAGCCACGGCACCCGTCATGTTGACAGTGACTGAGACGCCGCGACGCTTGCTGCTGGCGGAAATGGGCGCCCAAGCGGGCCAGCCAGCGCCTCCGCGGGTGCGACCTCGAGCCGCGCCCGTCTCGCGCCAGCCACTCATCGGAGGCTGGGTCGGAGCGTTGGCGCGGATGTAGGCGGCGAGATCCCGGCCGACGTTTGAGATCTCCTTGCCCACCTGTTTGGCGGTCTCGGGCTCCATCGTGCGTAACGCACGCACGGCCTGGTCGGCTCCTTCAACGCGCACCGTGAAGTCGGTCATGTCAACTCCTCCGGCTTTCGTTGGCCCGCCAAGTCAAATACTTGGACATGGTGAAGATCATGCGGTCCGACTCAGCCAGCACGGCGGACGGCGCTAGGCCGTACTCGTAAGCCAGATGGACGATCAGCCAGTGGGCGTTGTCGTCCCCTCCAAAGGGACGATCTTCCCCTGACCAAACTCAACGTTCTCAACCTTGTCGAGCCAGGTGTTGAAGTCGTCGGCCGTGCGGGCGGTGCGATGAAGCGAGTGCCACGCGAGCCAGCAGGCGTCGGTGAGGCGGAAGTCGTCGGCGAGGCGGGCGATGGAGCGGTCGTGCTGCTGCTCAAAGGCCACCTGGTCGGCGACGGAGGCCGTAGCCTCCGCCGCCGTGCCGTCGGCGTAGGTGATGGTGAACTGGATGCGCAAGGGATTCTCCTAGGCCTAGAACGTGCCAGCGGTGCTGCGGCTGATTTCGCCGACGGCGGGCCACGTCACATCGAATGTGGTGAGGTCGCCGACCTGGCCGTTGACGGGCGTCTGCTGGGAGCACAGAACCGGGATGGTGTAAAGGGGTGCGGCTGCCGTCGCGGTGCCCTGGGTGGTGCTGGTGCCCGCGAGGATGACCACGTTGGCCGTGCCACCGAAGACGCCAGCAAGAGTGGCGCTGACGCTGGAGGCGTCGTAGTCCTGGTGCAGGCTGATGGTGACCGAGGCGTCCTTGAGGCCAGCGATGCGGCTGCGTGCAGCCTGGCCGAACGCCGTGGTTTCGATCTCGTCGACAGTCTCAGTGACCTCAACGCTTGCGATGTTCGTGGTGAGCTCGGTGCTGCCGACCTTCACCCGGATGTTCTTGCCTATGAACTTGCCCACTTGTGCTCTCCTTAGCCGGCGGCAATGACGGTGACCGAGAACTCGGCCGTGTGGTAGGTGACGTCCCCAATGGCGAGCGAGCCCTGGTTGGTCATTTCTGTGACTCGGCAGTCCAAGGCTTTGCCCCCGAGGGTGCGGTCGCCTTCGATTGCCGCCTTCACCGACGCGCTACCACTTGAGGCGCAGTAGGCGTCGAGGTTGGTCTGTGATGCCCGGTCGGCTACGCGGCCGACGATGAGCATGATGGTGAATGAGTATTCGTCCGACCCGCGCCCGAAGGCGGTGTCGTACTGGATGCGGCCCGGCATCACGACCGCGACCGGGGGCTGCGGGTTGTCGGGAATGTAGGCCGAGGACCGTAGGCCGGTGATGGTGGCGAGCCGGTTGGCGAGCCCGGTGCGTAGGTCGGTGAGCGCGGTCATGCGACACCGTTGACGCGGCGGTAGCCCTCGACGAGCTGCACGACGTCAGGGTCAAGGCCACGGCTGACCCGCATGATTCCCATGTCGCCGAAGCCCGCCACGCCTAGGGGACTCTGCAAGCGGCTAAAGATCCTTGACGACTGGAGGATCGTGGCCTGGGTGACTGTGACCGGGATGTTGGGCCATCCGAAGACAGCCCGCACCTTGATCGAATTCTCCGGCCCCGTGGGGAACGAATAGTCGCCGATGGCCCGGATGCGGGTAAACGGCCACACAACGCCGCCGAGGTAATCGTTGATCGGCTCCGGCTGGGCATCGCCCTGCCCGCCTGCCGTGCCAATCGTCCAGGTCGTGTCGTACACGCCGTCCAGGCCCGTGGACGTCTGCACCTGGGAGATCGACCGGGCGTCGTCAATCT